GTAGGCCTGTCGCTCTGCTGCCTCGCGCTTGTCTATTTCCTGCTTAAACTCGGCGAACTTGGCTGGGTCATAAGTGCCCGCCAGCTTTTGCGCCTTGACGTAGTCCTCCATCTGTTGCCGCAGTTTCTCTACGGTGCGGGCGAGGCCGGCAGCGTCTTCGTCCAGGGTAGCAATGGAGACCTCGAACTGAGAGTTCTCTGCGAATCGCTTGGTGCTGTCGGAGAGAGCGTCCATCTCCCGGCGGAACTTCTCAAGACGAGCCTCGTCCTCCAGGGGGAAGAGTGCCTTGAGCAGGCTGAGGTCTTCTTTGCCGTCCCGCAGGCTTTTCTTGTACTTTTCGAGGTCTGCCTTCAGCTGGGCCAATGCCCGGCGCGCTTCGAGGTACTTGCCCGGGTCGCCGCGCAGGCTCTTGGCGTAGTCTTGAGCTGACTTGACCTTCGCCTCGTAAGCGCGCACGGAGTTCGCGGCGCTGATGATCTGTTCCTGGATAACCTTTACTTTCAAGGCCCGTGACTTGGCCAGGTACACTTCTTCCGTGTGCAGGAAGGCCTTGTGCCGGGCGTCGAGGATGGTGAGCTCGGTCTTGTATCCAGCCTGCGTCTCCGCGGAGCGGGCCTTATTGACCTCGTCGGCGACCTTGGCTGCGTTCTGGACCTCCCACTCGCCGAGCTTGGAGAGCGCCTGTTTGCGGGCCTCGATTGCGTTCTTCTCGGAGTCAGTAAGGGGGGCCGTCCCCGTGCCGCTGCCTTTGGTGGGGTCGGGGATGACCCTGCTTTCAGGGGCCATGGGGTTGTACTGGTAAGATTCTGACTGCAGAGTGTGGTCGAGATATCTGTCCACTGCAACTTTTCTTGTGGCTACTCTCGCCTGATCCTCAGCAGCCCACTTGTTGGCCGCGGTCGATGCCTTGTACAGCCCGTAGCCCACGAGTGCAGCCATACCCACTGGGTTGGCGAGGAGCGCGGCCATCGTGCCCTCAACGGCGAGGCCGAGGGCTGTCCAGCCAGCAGCGAGGGTGGCGACCCCGCCAGCAGCCGACACAGCTGCTGCCCCCCACGTCCACACTTTCATCAACGCCCAGACTTCCAAAATCTCACGGGCGTACTTAGCGACTGTCATCAGTCCGGATGTAACAGCGGCCAGGCCGTCTACCAGACCTCGGAATGTGCCATCCTCGACAGACTTGCGCAGGACGGCGACGAGCTCTTTGACGGCTGTTCCGTCGAACGCCTTGGTGAGTTCGTTCTGGACCTCGGTGCCCAGCAGCTTCCACTGATCCTTCGTGCTCTGGGTGACCTTGGCGAAGGTCACGTCCAACCAAGTCATTTCCTTGGCGACCTTTTTGACCTCCTCAAAGTAATCTTGGAGGTTTGCCTTACCTTCGGCCAAGCCTTGGGAGAACTGCCGGATTACGGCGTCGCCGGCGCCCAACGCCCGCAGGCCGAAGAGGTCGGAAACCAGATTCATCCTCGCCTCGTCGGTGAGCCCGGCAAGAGACTTGGACAGGTCATCAAACAGTTGCACGACCCCCTTCATTTTCCCATCAGGGGTGAAGGCGCTGAACTTGACCTCAAGCTCCCCCATCTGCTGCTTCAGCTTTTCTGTCGGGTTCTGCATGCGGATGAACATATTCCGCAGGCCGGTGCCCGCGATGCTTCCTTTTAGGCCGATGTTGGACAGCGCCCCCAGAGTGGCTGTCATCTCGACAAAGGACATGTTGGTAAGTCCGGCGAGAGACACCGTATGCTTCATGGACTCCGTCAGTTTAGCAAAGTCAGTGGCGGAGCTCTGGGCGACGAACCCCATGACATTGGCAGTCTGCTTCAGCCCAGACATGCCGCGCTCGCTGCCGACCATCTCGTCGCTCCAAGCTCGGTACTGCTGGGCGGTGGTCTGCGTAACCTTGCCGAGGTCTTCCTGGGCGATGGTGGCAGCCTTTGACACCGTGGCGATGTCGTCAGCGGCCTCAGCGGAATCAAAACCTGCTTTTACGAGGTCTTTGACGCCAACAGCCAGCTCGGACATGTTGTCCTGCACGCCCTTGATGTCGGAGAGTTTTTCGCGCAACTGCTCCAGGCTGATATTGGCGTTGTTGGTCCCCTCGGAGATCGCCTGTGTATAGTTGGTGATCGATTCAAACTCAGCCGACAGCTTCACGCCCTTGATCGCGGTGGACACGGCGGCGAAGGCAGCGATCATCGGCACCATGGCGCCGTAGGTCAGCCAGAGCGCGCCGGCGGCACCGGACGCGCCTCTTTCGAGGCCGCGGAAGGCGTCATTGGCTGTGCGGGTGGATGTGGCGAGTTCTTTGAGTCCTGTAGCAGGGCGTATTAGGGAGGAGGCCAACCCGTTGGATACTGCGATGGCCTCTACTTGAGAACGGGTCAGAGCCCCGACTGCTGCAGCGGCATTCGCGGCCTCTACGGCCTGACGCTGATATGACTGGAGAGCTGTGGCCGTTGTACCGGGGGCCGCTCCAGCTATCTGCGCAGTTAGGCCCGCGGCGTTTGACTGAGCGAGAGCCACGCCCACTGCCCCCACCCCCCGCAGTTCCGCTCTTCTAGCAGCAAGTGTCTGTTCGATTGCTATGCTTTCTGCGGCCGCGTGCCGCTGAATCGCGAGCCAGCTCGCCGATTGGCGTTCCTCCATCAGGATTTCAGCCTGGTACATCCCTTGCTTGAGGTCAGCCCTTACCTGCTTAACGCGCTCAAGCTGTGCGAACGATCGGAGTATAAAATTCTCTTGGATAGCCGCCTGTCTGGCTGCGGCTGCCTCCTCCATCAGGATTTCAGCCTGGTACATCCCTTGCTTGAGGTCAGCCCTTACCTGCTTAACGCGCTCAAGCTGTGCAGCGCCGGTAAAGCCTAAACGCTTGGCCTCGGCGGCTGTCAACTCCCCAGTAGCAACCTTTGACGCGAGCAGCGCCTGCGTGCGGGCGCGCTCAGCCATGACCTGCTCGTCCGTCTTGGCCGTGATGAAGGCCATAATTTGGCCTTGCTTGGCAAACTCTGCATTCTGGGTAGCAGTGAGGGATGCGTTAACTTGTGCTGTGACGGCTTGCTGGCGCTGGCTCTCGGTGATAGCCAGCATCTTTTCCCGGGTAGCGCCAAGGGTGAGATTCTGCTTCTGGAGGATGCTGGTGAGGTTGCTGCTAACCGTCGCCATTGAGGACAGCGACTGGGACATCCCGAGAAACGTATCCTGAGCCTTTATTGTGCTGGCCTGGACTGCGGTGAGCTCTGCCCTGGCTTTGTGGATGCTCAGAGTGAGTACGTCAAATCGTGCCTGGGCGACGTCGGTATTCGGCGCTGGGGTGTGCAGCGCTTTGGTGAGGGCTTCGGCGGCAAGGTAGACGCTCTTGAGGCCGTCGTCATCTGCCTTAATTACGAGGGTGAGCGTTGTCACGTCTTATTTTTCTCCGCGTAATTTTTGAGATAGGCGTCGTCCAGATCCTCCGTGAAGCGGATGAGCCTGGCCACCTGATCAAACCCCATTTGGAACTTCAGGCCTACATAGGAGGCCATCTCTTGATACGTCAAAGGCTGCGGACCTGAGGCATGCCATTGTCTTCTGCGGTGTAAATCCAGAAAGGCCCTGTAGTAAACCTGGAGCAAGGGGCTTAGCTCAGGACTTGCCGAGGCATTCTCCCCCAGCTTCACCCCCTTTTTCTTCAGCTCGTCAAAGAGCTTGGAAGACTTGCTCCAGTTCAGGCTGTACAGCAGAGCCTGGGTTATTTTTTTGCGTCAGCTTCCTCCATGACAGCGCGGTAGTTGTCGAGCTTGGAGGCCTCTTCAACAACCTTCATCCGGAAGTCCTTGATCTGCAACAGCTTGATCGCGTTATCCTTGGAGTAGGCCAGGGCCTTGCCTTTGAAGCCCATCCCCTTGAAGCCTACCAGGATGGAGTCAGCAAGCACCCGGCACATGATCTCGTCGTCGAGCTTCTTGCGCTCGTCCTCGGGAAGTGCGTCGAGAGCCGCCTTATTCTTCTCGTGTTCAGCAAGAATACACTTGCTGAAGTTCGGGTTGTGCATGCGGGCGACGGTGATAGCTGCTCCACCTCCCAGCTGAACCTCGACGCCCTCGTTTTCCTTCTTTTCATCCGTTGCGTAAACCTTGAACACATCAAACATTTTACTTCCTCCGGTTTATTGTGCGACAATTACGGTTGCCCCGGCTTTTGGGGCAACCGCTCTAGTTAGCCATTAAGTAGCTGCAACTACCGATGCGCCGAACCGGTCGATGGCGATCATCCGGTCGGTGGTGGTGTTCGGGGCTACCGCGGTGAACGGGACGCTCATCAGTACGTCCTGATCCTTGGAGCCGGCCATAACATCGGGCACGTTCAGCTTCACGTTGGCGAAGGTGTAAGCGTAGCCGTTGCCTGCGGAATCCTTCACCGGGAGGGCTACGGAGATCAGCTGGCCGGCCAGGGCTGCGTCATAAATGCTGCCTGTCTTGAGGTAGATTTCCAATGTGCCGGTCATGGAGAATGTGCCGGCACCAAGCCCGACCGCGCCGAGGTTGCCGACCGCCTTCTGTTCCCGCAACTTGCCGTCGATGTTGATCGTGGCTGCCTGGATGTATGCGCCGCCGAGGATACTGGCGCCGGCTGCGTTTCGGACCAGGATGTTACCAACACCGGTAACGCAGGAGGCGATGCCATAGGCCTCTGCCGCGGAAGCCGAGGTGGAGAACTGGGTAGCGTCGGCGCGGGTGGCGTTCTTGCCCATGGTGTTGAAGCTGCCGGTCAGGATCGAGCCGGTGGCGAAATTCAGAGACATCGAGGAGATCCCACGCCCCTTGTGCATGAAGAACTGGTTGACGTCGCCGAAGGACTTCTCGATGGAGAAGGTCCGCATTGCAGCGGTGCCGTTGGTGATCCGGGTGGAGGAGATGGATACTCCCGCGTCGGCAGCCTTGTCGGCGAGCAGCGGGGTTTCGGTATCCACTGTAATGACGGAGGAGGTCACGGAGCTGATCAGGTAGTACCCGTCGTTATTGTCCGTGGCGTCAGAGTCCTTCACGCTGAACCACTGCCCGGCGACCAGGCCGGTGAAGTCTCCGGTGGTGCCGGTGATCGTTCCGGCTGATACGGAGAAAGTCACGGTCAGGGACTTGACGCCGCCGGTGCCGAACTCGCTGTACGTATTGCGGAGCAGAGCTTCCACGAAGGTGTCGTACTCGTGATACTGGGCCTCGAAATTGATACCACCGGAGGCGGAGGCGTCAGTGATGATCGCGTCGGACACCTGAGCGGTGGAGTTGATCTCCGTGGACTCGCTCTGGGTGAATGAGTAGCCGAGGGATTCTCCGGTGTTGCGGAGGGCCTTGGGGGCGCCATCGGCTACGACGCCGTAAGCGGATTCCTCTTTATAGGCGAGGCTGGAAGAACTGGTTGAAGCCTGGGAAGTTCCTGTCGTCATGGCTGATACTCCTTTTTAAGTGGGTGCCAATTCAAAATAAAAACCGCTAATTACGGACTGGCTGCGCCAACCCTTGCCCTCAACCAATGAGAGCACTGCTACGTCCTGGAAAACTATTTCGCCCACTCCGGTGGCGGCGAACAAACCCGAGAGCTTATCGACGGCGTCCATCCTGGTCTTTGCCCCAACGGTGAACGGAGTGAACACTTGCACCTCGACTTCACCGTGCCCGCGCTTGGGGGGCGTTTTCGCCAGCGCCATCTGCCTGACCCCCGTAGGGTTGACCCGCAGGAGAACGAACGGTACGGTCTGCACGGCCATGTCCGGTTCTTCGTGGCCCTCAATAAAGTAAGGGAGATGGTTTGCCCACCCCGTGATGAAGTGCCCGTAAATAATCTGGCGCGCTTGCTCCCAAGTTTTCAAATTCCGACCGCTCCGTTATTTAGCTGCCCGGGCTTCAACGCCCTCAGGGCCAGCGCCTGCAGGGGCGTCAAACGCCCTAAACTCGCGGCTGTGTTGGCCGTACGCTCAATCATGTGCCCCGGACTATTTACGGCTCGTAGAAAATTGTTAGGGTTTTCTTCAAGGTATGCGATGTAGCTTTCGTTGTCAAGAGATTCGGCGGAGTTGCACACGAAAACTTTATCGTTAATTGAGACAGTTAGCAAGGTTGAGGTGGCCCGACGCATGGACATCACCATGGCTCGTGGGTCTCCCTTAGAGACGGCCGGCCCATAGGGGGAGTCCCACCTATCCATCAAACCTGCCCTGGCCGATCGGTCGGGGGCTGCTGCCCTTTTTAACTCGTACCGGACAGTGCCGTCCTCTTGGTTCTTCGACACGTTCCAGTTGTAAGCTGCGTTGCCGCTCCACTGGGGGGTCTCGGCCAACACCCGGTGGAAGGTCGCGGTGGCGAAGCCGCGGAAGACCTCGTCTGCCTCTCGCTTCATGTTGGCCACGGCTGCGTTGAGTTCCTTGATGAACTTGGCTTTCGCTACAGGGTCGACGTAGAAGATGCCCATATTACGTCTCGATCGCGAGGTTGAAGTCGGCAGCGCGAAGGTGGAGCTCCCAGGAGCCTAGGCCATCCGGTTGCACGGAGAGCACCTTGTAGTATTCCCCTGCTACCTGTACCCGGTCGTTGTTGACCGGCACCGGCACGTCGACAGCGTTGACGGTGAGCACCCGGTCGCCGTTGCGAAACTTGTCCGCGGCCCAGGTCATGTACCGATAGTTTGTCTGGTATCTCTCGAAGAAGGCGTTGACTAAAATAGGGGCCTCCGCGCCGGAGGAGTCGGTGACGGGATCATATTCGCCGGAGGACGATATGTAACTCACCTGGAGAAGCGCGGAGGCCCCCAACTCTGAGACAGATAGTGATTTGTACTGCCCGGTCTGGGTCTCTACATTCTGGACCCGGTAATACACGCCGTCGGGGTCCCTGACGATCTGGTCCTTCGCCGCGCTCTCGTTGAGGCCTATGTAGACGTTGTAGAGGCTGAAGAGCTGGGAGGACTCACCCTCTTCCTTCTTCTGCTGGAACAGGGATTTTGCCCCATGCAGGGACACCAAGGCTGTGGAGGTCGGAGTCGTGAGGAACTGCTTGGCGCTACCGAGAGTGAACAGGCCGTCTGATGGGTGGAGCACGGCATGCTCCCGGATCACATACTCGTTGAAATAATCTTTTTGGGTTCGCCCAACAATGTACGGGATACTGTCGATCTTGATCACCCGGCGGGCGGGGATGGTAATCGCAGGGGCAGAGCAGGTCCGACGCCAGCCGGTCATGCTGTCGCGCTCGGTGCTGTCGTACTGATCCATCTGGCAGACGAAGAGCGCAGTGTTGGAATACGCGTCGGTCGCCGTCAGCTTGTCGAAATACTGGGCGGCGTCATAGAGGTCCATGACTAGGCCCCAGTGACGGGGTCGAAATCGGGAATAGACAGGCCCATCAAGTTCGGCTGGAAAGAAGCCGGCGCGGCCACGTCGAGGAAGGCGGCATACATGACTGCCAGATGCCGGCGGTACTTGGCGTAGTCCCCGGTCACGATAGAGGTGACGGCGGATTTGTCTTTGCGCAGGGAGGCCTTGCTGTCGCTGATGAAGGTGGGAGACAGCTCGGGCATGGCGGCCAGGGCCTTGAACGCCGCGGAGTGCGCCGAGAAGAGGCGGACGGCGTTGTAGAAATTCTGGGCGGCAGTGGCCAGGGACATCGACTCGTCGATCAGCGCCAAGTAATCGGCGTCCAGATCGGCGGTCTCTGATACCCCCTGGCCAACTTGGATCAGGTCAGCCCTCAGCGCCAGCTCGTAAATCTCCGTCGCCATCACGGCGTCGGGGAACACGCGGCTGGACACGCCGAGAACTGCCCGGACGCTGTCGTATGTGGTGTAATCACTAAGCATGAATGATGATGCCCGCCTGGAGCTGGGCAGTTACCCAGTTGGAACGCTTCACCGGCACGCCGTAATCCGTGGGGATGGCAATGCGCTGGAAGGGCTCATACTGGTTGCTGCCGACTGCCCGGACCATGATGAACTCAGACTCCGGGGGCGGAGCTTGGGATACTTCGGGCTCAGGCTCGGGGGCGAGAGCGACTTCGGGCTCAACTTCGGGGGCGAGAGCGACTTCGGGCTCAACTTCGGGGGCGAGAGCGACTTCGGGCTCGGGGGATACCTTGACTTCTGCAACTGCTTTCGTCTTCTTCTTAAACGTCATCTTGATGTTCCTCCTCCGGGAGTTTGTGGTAATCAGCACCCCTGGCGGGTTAAGGCCAGGGGTGCCCCTTGTCGGGTGGGGTTAAGATTAGGTGTCGCTGAGGGTTAAGCTCAAAACGTCGCAGGCCGTATCCCACTGACGGTACACGATCTCTGCAAGGTCGAAACGGAGCTGCGTGCTGCGCCGCATTACGAAGGATTCCAAGGCGGTATATGTGGCCGAGGAGTTTCTGACCCGGGTCAAAGCGTAGCGACTGTCGAGGCCGAGCATCGTATTGACCGGCCAGCCCTTGCCATCTTCAACGATGAAGATCTTCAGGGGGTTCAGCGCCCGGTTGACCAGAGAGAACTGAGGCACCAGAGAGCCAGCAATGTACTGGTTGGTGTTGACGTTCTCCATGGCAGCTTCCATAGCCAGCGCGCCGTCGATGTCGGTGACGATCCAGTCTACCTTACGGGTGTACTGGTTGTTTACCAGCCACTTGACCAACGCCTCCTTGGAGACCTTGCCGGCTGCAATGATCGTTGAATCGAAGGTGTCAGCTTTGGTCTGTGACAGCGCGGCCTGACTCATGTCAACATCGCCGTTCAACACGCCGAGCAGCCACTCGTAAGCCTTGAGGTTCCGCTCTACTTCCATCTGGCGGCTGACAGCCATGGAGACGAAATCCAAGGTGGTGGCGGCCAGCGCCTGATCGGACACTTCCAAGCCGAGCGAGGTCGCCAACAGCGCCTTGGACTGGTCAGAAGCGGTGATGGTCAGCATCATTTCCGGCTCAGCGAGCTGGGCAATGGCTTTGGAGCGGGCGCCGGCGGCACGGGCCAGGCTGATGACCGGCCACTCGAAACGGTTGCTGGAGATGGACACCTCGCGACCGATCATCCGGTCGAGCTGGATCACATCGGAGGTCCGATCGACCTGGAGTGCATCTTCCATCATCTCCAACACTACGGCCGGGTAAAGGATTCTGGAAGCAGGGTCGCCGTCCAACACGTTGGTGGCACCGCTGAACTCAGCGCGGCCCTCAAGCAGGGAACCAAGCGTCGGCGAGCGCAGGCCGAACTCGCGGTTCTTGCCCACGATCAGACCAGAGCTCTGACAGAGCTGGTCAAATGTGCTGGAGGTCTCAGACGAGGTCTGGTACCTCCGGTTGATATGTTGCGGGACAGTGAGGCCCGCGTTGATGGCTTCCTTGTAGATGGTGGGGGAGAGCTTCAGCTCCTGCTGGGCTCCGTCCTTGTCGAGATATACGGCCATGGTAGTGGTCTCCTTGAATCCTTGATTTAAACTTCGTTTACGCGCTCGATGAGGCAGGTATCACCTACCGCACCTGCGTCACCCAGGGAGACTACCCGCCAGGCAAACATGCCGTTACGGATGGCGAGCCCTACGTTGGCTGCGTTGAATGTGCCGACGATTGCGCCGCCGGGCTGCTCGGTAGCTTTGCAAACCTTGGGGCGGGGAGCAGAGGAGGTCAGCGCGGTGTCCTTGGCTACCACGGTGCCGCAGACGACGTAGTCGCCAACAGCGATGGTGCCGGTACCCGGGCTTGCCTGGAGGCCGTCGCAGATCGCGGCGATCTGGCCGCTGGTCTTGACGCTGCCGATGGTGTAGCCGTCCTGGGTCGCGCCCAAGGGCTCCAGGCTGACGATCTGGGCCTCAATGGCGTCTCCGGCCGCGCACAGTGCGTAGCGGGAGTCTCCAGCGAGCTTGGCGAGCTTGAACTGCTCCGTGTCGGTATACCGACCTCCCGCATTGGCCGCCGTACCGAGCCGGCAAGTAATAGCGGCATGGGTCGGTCGGGGTGCGGTCATCTTGAACTTGGCCATGGTGATGTCTCCTTGTTATTTCTTCTGGTTAAGTGAGGCGGCCTTGCTCAAGGCAGCATCAAAGCGGGTGGGACCGGCAGCGGCCGGGGTGGTGTCAACGTCCTCGCCTTGGGCGGAAATACCGCCGATCTTGAAGGCCTCGACGGTGCGGGCCAGCGTGGTCTGGTAAAGGGACTCCAGAACCGCAACATCCTTGTCAGAAAGCGTGGTGTCAGCAGACCCGCCGAGGGCAACAGCCCAATTGTTAACCGTCTCGGCGACGATCTTCTTCAGGGCGGGCATGCCGGCCAGCTCCTTGTCCTTGGCAGCGAGCTCCATCTTCGCCTCCAGGAGCGCGGTGTCCTTCTCCTTCAACTGAGTGCTGAGCAGGGCGAGGGCGCCAGCGTCAGCTGCAGGTACCTCGGGTGCTTCAGCGGGGGTGCCTGCTGCCTCAGCTTCCGGGGCGGGAACACCCTCGGTGGGCACTTCGGCTTCAGCAGCAGCCAGGGCCTCGGCGTCAATCTCGGGAGCGTCCCCGAGGTCGACCCCTGCGGCGGCGGCAGCCATCGCAGCGGCGCCAAAATATCTCTTCTTCATGTCTTGACCTCCATTCATGGTTATGTGGGACTGAATCTTCCCAAAAACGTCTTCGAAACTTGCGACCGCGTCGAGCAACCCGACGTCAACCGCCTGTTGGCCGATGAACTCGCGTCCGCCCGCCATTTTTTTGTCAACGATCTGATAAGTAGAATTCAAGTGGGTAGCCACGCTGTCAACGAGAATACTGTAGATGTAGTCCGCCTTCTCCTGCAGATCTGCCTCGGCCTTGTCTGAAAGGGGCTCGGAAGCGTTTGCCAGCTGCTTGAACTCACCGGCGCGGATGATCGTCTCTTTGACGCCCTCCATCTCGGCCATCTTGGAGTATTCAGCGTGCTTGATCACTACGCCGATCGAGCCGACGGTGGCTACCGCGCTGGCATAGCGCTCGTGCGCGGGCGCGACCAGCCAGTAGGCCGCGCTGCACATGCAGGAGCTGGTGAAGGCGGTGACCTTCTTGACCTTTGCGGTTTTCTCTACTGCAGAAACAGCGTCCAAGACACCATTGACAGCCCCACCACCAGAAGCAACATCGAGCAGTACCTCCTTGATATTCGGATCCAGCGCCGCCTGATAGAGGGCGTCGACGATCTCGCTATAGGCGATCAAGCCAAAATACTCGTTGTACCAGGCCTCGGTGTTTGTCAGGGAGCCGTGGATGCTGATGATGGCGACGTTGTCGACCACGGAGAGCAACCGGTTAGGCCGGCCGTTCTCGTCCTCGTCTTCCTCGACCGCATGGGCACGAACTTGCGGCTGGCTGAGCGCGTTAAGATAAACGCCCCACGACTCGCTGTTTCCTGCCCAAAGGGTGCTGTAGGTTCGTTTCAATTTAGGGACTCCTAATTAATTTGCTTCACTCTCGCAACAAACATTCTTATTGTCAAGAAAAATATTTTGAGAAGGCTAACTTAGTTGGCAAAAAATTTTAAGACTTCGGCTCCTTCGGGGTGTCTCCGTTCAGGTCCTGCTCAAGCGCGCCGGTGTTGCTCTCCGGGGTGCTGATGTTTTGTGGAGAGGAAGTCTTGTAGAAGGTGCCGAACAGCTTCGGGGCACCGGGAGGCAGCAGGGTGCCGGTAAGCAGCAGGGATGCTTCTTGGTCGGGCATCATCCCTATGCTGTTGAGTTCCAAAATCCTGGACTGGCGCATGGACTTGAACGCTTCGAGCTCGCTTTCAGGCCGGAGGTTCGGCGGGTCGTACTCGAACTCGACCACGGCGTCGATCCCGTAAAGGCGAACGCAGAGCGTCAGCGCTCGCGAGTAGATTTCGTTGAGCTTGGCTTGACAGGCACCCTCGACCTGCTTTAGATAGAGCATGCTTTGTGTTGATGCTATGTTCTGGGACCCAACCGATTCATGCCCCAGAACCGCGGGCATTGTCTTGGCGCCAGCGGCAAGTTTGCCGTTCAAAATCGAGGAGAAGATTTTGTACTCTTCCGATAATGTCGTGCTTCCGTTGTTGAGGTAGTCTACCTCAAGAATGTCCCAGATGATCAGTGCGTCTTCCGGATTGAGCCCATTGATCAAGGTCTCGATCTGCGCGATGGCCCGGTTCTGGTACTTCTCCAGCTCGACGGGATCGTGGCGGATCTCGGAAGGGACTGAGGCAAGCCACTTCTCGTGGCTGAGCTTGGCTTTAATCCGTGGTGATATCGCTCGACGAAATACTCGACGTAAATCATTGGCAAAACTCTGAGCCGCGATCATCGGCTGGATACAGCTCTCGACCTGCGAGTCCGCGTAAGCTGTGCGCAGGCTCTGGTCCAGGCTGATGTAGAAGAAAGTCGGAAAGTCCAGAGACACTTCCTCGCCTCCGAGGACCTGATAGGGCACCTTGCGCTTCTTCTGGTACTTGAATTTGACGGTGTCGACAGCGATCGGCATGAGCGCTTCAGGGAGCCGGCTTTTATTAAGCACGACCTCCAGAGAACAGGCGTTAAGCAGGTACAGTTCGTTGCCCATGGACTCGGAACAGGCACGGATCGAGGGGTAGGCGTTGTAGCCCCCCTCAGTCGGGCCGAGCAGGTCGAAGCGGCGACAGAGCTCTTGGACCAGCTGGGTGCCTTTCTCGTTCAACGTGCCGTCGAGATTCCGGCTGAGGACGGTGTATTTGCTGGTGATGCCCACCCGGTTGAAGGCGGACTTGGCCGCGGACAGGTCAGGCGAAGCCTTCGACAGCACGCGCAGGGTCGCTGCCGTGGTCGGCGCGGTCCGGAGCGTCTCAATGTCGACGTTGGCGAGGCGGAGATCGTCTTGCTGGAGAAATGTGTCAGGTGATTGCTGGGCGTTGCGGAGATAAGTGGGAAGCGCTGGAGACCCTTTAGCCTTGGGCGCTGGCGGCATCTCGACGACAGACGCGGCGAACTCCAGCGCCTGCTGGGACGCACCTTTGGCTTTGAACTTCTGGAGGAGGGAGTCTAGCATAACTCCCTTTTATAGCCCAGGGGTACGGTTGTCAACTAAAAAGTTTAGGGCGGGCTTATAATGTTTTACTGTGGTCTGCAGAGGTGCTGGCCGGACCTGCTCAAGCGAGGAGTGAATGCCGAGGTCAGGCCGTTGCTGAGGTACTCGCAGCCGGTGGCAGGATCGGTCCAGACGTAGGCAGTGTGGTTGACGACCAAGTTGCTGTCGTGCTGTGGAGCCTGATGTGATGGTGGCTGGCAGCCGGAGAGGAGGAGGGCTAGGATCAGGGCTTTATACATTGCTTGTCACCTTGAATTTTGAGGCTAAAGTTGTGAGCGCGGGGGTGGGCGTGGAGATTCCCTTGATGAAGTTGGCGAGAACCAAAAACATCAGGGCGTGGTGGACATGATCGCGGCCGGCTTGGCTTTTCCGCCAGACAAACTTTTTGTCACCATTCATCTCTGTCTCTTCCATCCTTTTCATGTCAGACAGCTCGGTCACGATCCTTTCCCTGTGTTCCCACACGGAGGGGGCGAAGCTGATCTGTTTGTTCCTGATCATGAGCATTAAAAAGTCCAATGAGGCGTCCCGCTTGTACGACAGCGAGCGAACGCCAAAAGTAGCCTTGGTCTCGTCATCCTCAATATCTCTGACGGTGTACAAGTCGAGGCCCTTGGCGTTAGTCTTGAGCGCGGCGAATAGCGAGTGGGACTGCTCCTGCATCGTGCGACAAAGATCGGTATAAGGGAGCGCGTCGCAGACAGACGAAATTACCCGATGGGTGGTTATTTTTTTCACAAACTCTGTCTTCATCTGGTGCAACGGCATCCAGTCAACGTGGGTAATCCTTATGTGCCCATTTGGAGCCGGGTAGCCAAGGATTATACTGCAAGTCCCACCAAGATCGCAACCCAAGACAGTAACTGGCGCCTTGTCAGGATAGCTCACGTCCTGTGTGAACAGTTCATTGATCTCTTCCTCAGTAAACCCACTCTCGGCGTCGGAGTGGGTCTCCCCCAGTGTCTGGTTGTAGAAGTCCCGCCTGTTCTTGTACTTGGTTGAGGTCAAGATCAGGCGACTTGGGGGCATGTATAGCGGCGAGCAGAATGGACTGAGCTTTAAACCCGTGATTCTGGATTGGGAATCTGGGTTTTTGACCACGAAACGTCGGTATTTGATGTCCTGATCAACCTTTCGCCTGCACTTTTCGCACGCCAGGAAGGCCGTATCGAGGTCATATTTGTCGAGTGTACTCTTGGTGAAGTAGTTGATTTCGTGGAGAGACCCTTTAAACTTTGGCAGGACGATGTCGTCCCAGTACGAGGGCTCCCATTCATGCCCACAATGGCAGCACTTTTGGAGCTGTACGTGCTGCCGGCTTGCTTCATACCCGGCCGCCACCCCGAAATTAGCGAACGACGGGGTGGAGAAATAGCGCTCAATAGGGTTGAGTGCATGTGTAAGCCGCGAGGCGAACACACTGAGGATTTCCGGTGATTCACAGGCGTCGATTTCATCCCCACAAACGCATGTAGCAGGCACGCTGATGGCCTGGCTCCCTTTTGAGGCCCCGGCCATGTTGAGGATAGACCCGTTGGTGAATCTGCGCACCGAGGACGAGTCCAAGTTTGGGTCGGCTGCGGCTCTGAGCACAGGAGAGCTCTCGATGACCGGCCCAAACCGGGTCGCCCCCGTTTTTTGCGCCATCCCCGCAGTTGGCATGCAGTAAATTGCTCCACTGTTAGGATTCATCATCAGATAACCTAGAAGCCAGTGAATTGTGGCCTGCGTGATGCCTATCTGGCTGGATTTCTGGATATAGACGACAGGGTCGCCCATATTCATCAAGTATCGTTGGTACTCATGGTCCTTAAAATTCCACGGCTTTCCGCCTATATAGGTATTTTTTTCGACCCAGTCGGCTATCGTGACTGTCTGTGAGGCTGGGTCGACGGCGCTCTTGACCCTGCGGATGTGCTCCCTGAAGTAATGGTCCTGGCTCATAAGGGGCCTTGGACGGCGAGTTCGGGGAAGTTCAGCGGAATCCCGTGGTTCAGGTGACCACCATGACGGATAATATGCAAGTCTCTGGCTATTGCGGCCTTTGCCGCTGATTTAAAACCTGATGCTGTGAACAGGGGGATGAGAGATGACCTAGTCCTTGACATATAAAGCGTCTTATCTTTGTAAGCGTGCACCCCCGCGAAGCCTGACGTGTTGCAGATGCTGATTAGCCTTTTGTTGTTAGCGTTGGTTAACGGGGTTACCCACCTACAATTCTCTGGCGCATAGTTGCCGTCATTATTTCTGCGGTCTATTTGCAGATTCGGGTCATATCCGTTATTCTCGGCCCAGTCCTTGAAAGCTAAGATGTCATGCCACTCAGGGCACACCTTAATACCTCTCCCGCCGTAATCTTTGTATGCCTGGCTCGCTTTGTTGCCGCAACGCTCCATCATGCCGGACCAGATGCTGTATAATCTGGTTTTTGACACACCGTGGGTGGTTACCGCCTCAAGCATGAGGCACCCGCAACTTTGGGTTTTACCGTTTTTAAGCGCGCTGGCTTGCACGACAGTCTCTTTCCCACATGCACACCTACAGTTGTACATCGTTTGCCCTGTCTCACTACTAGGTGCGGCAGACAAAATTGTGATCCGGTTAAACACGGTGCCAGCTTTAACAACATACTTTTTCCGGGTAGATGCTAACTCTCGGCTTAAGCACCCACAACTCTTTGTCTTCCCGCTTTTTAGGTTGTGAGCCTCAATTATTTTTTCTGCCCCACAGATACAAGTGCAGGCCCACATTGCGCGGCCTTGTTTATCTCTTGGCGCGGGTGCGCCAAGCGTCCACCTCCCGTATACATCCCCAGTTTTCATTTCTTCACCTCACGGCGTCGAGGCTTGGTCCAGTAGGGGCTCTTGCAGTTTGGGCAGCGTTTAGGCTTAGTTACTCTTGACTGCCAGGTGTGTCCGCAGCGCAAACATTCTTCTAACTGTACTGTGATGGTTTTCATAGCGGCCTCCGAGTTGAATTTGAGTCCACTATACTACCATTGGTGGGGGATGTCAACAGCCTATAGGGCATAATGATCAAAAAAAGATTTTTCGAGTGCCGGATGGAGTTTTAGTGCCTCGACGAGGGCTCTTTCGAGCTTCTGCTGGCGCTCGACGCTGTAGAGGCTCTTTTGCAGTTCTGCCAAGTTCTTCAAGAGGCTGTTGAGCGAGTTCACGATCGCGCTTTTTTGCGAGAGCGGCGTATCCTCATCGCTGGCGGCATCGTCCAGCAGGGTCTTAGCCGATCTGAAGGTTAGGACCAGCTCGGCACTGAGATCAAGGTCCTCGATATCACTGCTCGGCAGAAGCGCGTTGACGCGATCGCGAAGGCGGAGGAGTTCGGCTACATCGTAGGCTGTCAGGTTAAGGCTGTCGACGGGCAGAATCAAAGTATTCCCTCAGTAATTTTCTAATCAGTGCGCTGTAATTGCGGGGCAACAGCGCGTACAGCGCCTTGGGCAGACGGATCGTGATAATGTGATCATTCATCTGCAGTCTCAATGGCGCCGGTCATTGCGCGCTTGTCTTCCATGGTTGCCGGCAGGGCCTCGATGACTCTTCGTATCGCTTGGAGCTCGGCGGAAGTGTCGGCACCGACGAGTTCGGCTAGGGCTTGGCGGAGCTTGTTGTCTTTGGTCATTTTCACTCCTCCCCCAACATTTTGGCAATTTTTCTAAGAATATTTTCGAGGCTTTGGGCCTCAATGAACCGGGACCCGCTGACGAAAACCTCCGGGCCGGGGTTCATCCGCATTGTTGTTGTAAGAA